ACAGGCATCACTTACAGGGCAAGCTCTTTTACCCTCGCGATAGGCTTCAATAATCTTCTCAACTCTCTCCATTATCTCAGAAGAGAACTCAATAGGATCTTGTAGTCCATGAGCAGGGGGTATTTTTTCAAAAAACCACTTCTTATTGCGCTTCCAGGGGAAACCAGCAGAAGTGTTTCTTTTGATCTTGTCAACGAAAGCGACACCTTCAGCACCATTAACTGCCGTAAATACATCATATGGATGAAGAGAATCAAAATCATCTGGACTTAATCCAGATAGGATATCATTGATAAAATCTTCTTTGACTCTATCCAATAATGATGGATTCAAGCGAGACGCAGGCTTCAACATTTCCTTCAACTGAACGTGTTTTGGTTCCCAACCATTCATAACAGGCTTACCATATTTTAAGGAATAGCCACGTTTCTGTAATGCTTCACAAAGAAGAGTTGGGCGAACACGAGATTTCATCTCAGCTTGATGTGCATTTAAGGACCCAAATACACGCGCAGTTCCTTCGGGAATGAACCTAAAAGGACTTTTACGATGTAGAGGGCCAAGCTCATGGGGGGCAGACGGAGCACTCAACATAGGTTCTCCATCCTGCACCTCATAAGGCTGACATTCACGCACAAGAAGCTCAGCAAAATCTCGGTGAATTGGGGCTGCTGTGCATTCATCCTTGTACCCAGCATTATGAATACCAAGTAACACAGGGCCCATTGGTGTCTTAGATACCATAAGCAAACCACAATCACCACGTTCAGTTGCGCGACTAGGATGACCCTTCCACAAAGTGAAAATTCGTGGACTACCATCTGGAGACAAATATGGAGTTCGATCAGATTTGAATAGAATCTCTTGAGATATTCTCATCCTTTCAACATCCACAGTATAAGGGTTTCCATGGAAATCCCTACCAATATAGTAGCCTTCATGAACTCCACCTATATTTTGTCCAAAATATTGGCAAATATTTGATCGCGCAGGGAGACCTCTAAGGGTCAAGACAGCTAGATCAAGAGCAGGAAAACGGCGTACACAATCTTGTGTTAAACGCAAGGTAATGTGGTCACCAATTCCATTCTCCTGACCATCGCATCTGACTCGCAGATCAAATTCTGGATCATCACAAATAGCATGATTATTTGTGATCCAAACCTTACCACCAAGGCAAACACCTCGCACAGGGGAACGTTCGATTTGGGTATCATCACCAACCTTGATGGTGGAAAAAGCAGCTATGTTCTTTAACAAGAGTCTCCGAATCTGTTCATCGGGAAGAGCTTTCCATGAACGACTCTTTGGGGAGACCTCAAAAGAAGTAGTCTCATATTCCTCCTTATACCAAGGATTTGGTTTTTCATCACCAAACGCTTTTGGTTTATGACCAATATCCATAACAGATTGAACCTTACCCTGAGCAACATATTTCCTAGGGGGAGGAGTTTTTGGCTTAATGGGGGCCTTCTTCTCCTCCTCAGGAACTTTGAAGCTCAAATTCATGGTAAAATAGTCGTATGTCTTCTTGAGAATTATACCAGCAGTAATACCAGCAGCAACTTTTAGAAGAAACGACTTAGTTCCAATTTGCTTTTGGACTGAATGACCAAGTCGACGAATATATCTTCGACCAAAACCTTCATTCCAAACACAGTGCTTTACCTTGGAGTAGGCATAGTCACGTCCAAACAGGCAGTCAATTAACCATCTAAAAAAGAAAAGATGGACATAAAGCCACCAGAACAATAGAGTTAAAAGCATAGGTGTTGAACGTATACGTTCTTCTTTCACCTTTTCAGCAATAATAGCCTTTGCTTCTCTCTCGATATGTCCTTTAGCTCCAGCCCACAAATTTCTATAAACATTTGGGCGAAAGGCTGTCAATTCAGGACCAGGTCCAGACTGTGTTATAAGCTTCTTTTCAATGGGCTTCAGTGTGGGTTTGTCAATATTACAACACCCACGACTCCAACATGGAGTATAAAGCCCATCCTCCTTGCAGAAACTACATAGACCTCCAGCTTCCATCTTTCGGTTTACTTCCATGGCTGAATCCTGCGTTAGCTCATATTTCATAGCTTCAACAGAAAACCATTGAATAAACTTATAAATGTCATCAAAGGTCTCATAGTCCTCAAGAACACCACACTGCCTGTTTCCATCAGAAGCAACCTTTACTTCTTTCACATTAATAATCCAGAAGTTAGGGTAATGACCCTCGGGCAAATCTTTGGAATAAGCAGATGCTATAGCAGTATCAAATCTTCCATCTGTGCGCTTAAATTCATCTTTGACCTTAACGTCCAAGACCCAAGGAAATCTACGTTGAATAGCGCCAGGGCAAGAAAAATATGCTTTAGCATTTAAATGAATGGTGTTAGTAGAAGCAATAACAAGTCTACTCATAAGTGGGGTTCTGCCTTTATCCTCAAGAGCTGCTTGGATGGGAACAAATGGAACATTATTCACAACCTGCAACATCTCAAGAAGCGTAGGATCGCCCTGTTGTGCCTTTTCAGGCAAAAGAAAAGCGATATCATCTAATTGAACACACCACTGATAGGAGTTAAAATTCACCCAAAACTTATCAATTGAGTTTCTAGTGTATTTAAACTCAGAACTGGTATCCAAGTTAAACAGCTTACCATAATGCTTAAACAGAAGATTAGTCAATCCACTCTTATTAATGCTTGTATCACCAGCAACCAAGACAGAAAATGGAGCACGACGCTCCTGCATTGCCTCACGTTTGCCAATGAATTCAGCATGAATAAGTTTGAGATCCTCATGAATCTTTCCAAATAACCGGATATCATGATGTTTGAGGCGCTGAGCATGTTTGACAATAGCAGCACCCTTCTCAATACAATCTCCTAAATCAGAAAGATATGAGTATACATTTAGCCCATGAGCGGTAGGATTTGACATAAGTAACGAATTCCTCTTTAGCTCAAGGGCTTTCTCAAACCACTTAGAATATTCTTCACCAGAGTGGAAAAGACTATCAATGGAACCGGTTTCGTAAACCTGCTGTCCACGCTCACAAATGAATAGGGCAGTGTCAAGACAAGTGCGCACAAAATCAGGTCCCATATGAAATTTCTTCTTTAGGGCTTCCTGCTCCATCTTAGTGTACTTCAAATTATCCATGGTTATCCCAGCTTTAGAAAAGAGAGACATGGATATTGCATACATAAGAAATCGATGAATTTTTTTCCAAAGTTTAGAATCTCTAACTTCATCATACTTATTCAACAAATTCCTAGATAACTTCACAACATCTTCAGTTTGAACTGTTAACCGAGACTGATCTTTAAAAATAACTCCTAGAAATGATAGGAGTTGCTCACCAACTTCTAATGAAAGAGCTTTGTTGGTTTGCAATTTTGCAAATGCAGTGACGGCGAGGATACGATCCTCCATGTCGCGAGCTTTAATTAAAAGACGGGCAAGAAGCGCACAATCCTCTACAAGTTTAAGGCAGAAGTTAACCTCAGGTTTTGCAAGCCCAAGGAGACGTTGACCAGCAGGGACAATAGTAGACTCAAAAACATTACTCACACGACCCCAATAAGTGGTTACCTGCCTCTCATTAGATGAGAAACTGAAACCACTAGAGCCAAGGGAAAATGAAGAGTCTTCATCATCAGATGAAAATTCATCTTCAGGCTGATAATTATACTCAAATTCAACAGCTGGAAACTGCGAATTGAGAGCAGCACGTTCTTCTGCAGTTATCTCCCAATCAGTTTGTAATTTAAACTGAAAATCTTTATACTTGTTCTTCCGAATACATCGGTTAACAAGTTTCTTCAAAGT